CTCCACCAGCACCGCCACCGCCAACAGTTACTGTAAATGCAGTTCCTACTGCAAAAGTTTGAGATGTAAATTCTCTATAACCACCAGCGCCGCCACCACCAGAACGCCTATTACCAGCCCCACCACCACCCGCTACTACTAGGTAGTCAGCAGTAATACCGGCAGCGCCACCACTTCCACTAGCCAACAGGATCTGAAATATGCCCGTCATTTATGACACGTTCCCTGTGATTACACAGACGGTTCCAGAGATAAATAGGATTGTTGCTACGCCACGGGTTGCTAAACTGACAGTAGCCTTATCGGTATTAGTCCCAGCAATATAAGCCGTGGTAATGGTACAGGTGATTGTGATTGCGCCTGTTGTGTTATTAAAGATTGAAACCGCGTCACCAGCCGCAAAGGTTGCGTCAGGAATCGTAATCGACCCGCCCGACCCTACGCCAACAAACTCACCAATGTCACCGAGAGCTAATGTGTATGAGGTTGTCTTGTCTGATCCTGACTGCGGAATGTTGAGATAACCAATACTTGAGCTAGTTGAAGGGAAAGTCATGGTCGTGCTATCCGTACCCGCAAGGGTCAGCGTATTGCTAACCGATAAGGTCTTACCGTTAGTGACCGTTAGGGTTCCCGTACTGCTAGAGATTGTCAGACCGTTGACGCTAGTTGCGGTCGCAGCTCCGATATTGGGCGTGGTCAGCGACGGGCTGGTTGCAAACACCAAAGATCCAGTTCCCGTTTCGTCTGTTACTGCCGCAGCTAGATTTGCAGATGACGGGGTTCCGAGCCAAGTTGCTACACCAGTCCCAAGAGATGTCAGTCCCGTACCACCGTAAGCAGCTCCAAGCGCATTGGTCGGGGTCAGGCTTGTAGCCGTTAGCGCACCTGTGCTTGGGTTAAATTGGAGCTTGGTAGACGATACGTCTAGGGTGGTTTCGTTGCCGGTCGTGACGTTTGAGAACGTGATGTACCGCGTGGCGTTGGTGGTCGTATCGTCTGTAATCGTGACCCCAGAGACATCGCTTGACCAAGTAGGAACCCCAGAGGCCAGCTTTAGAACCTGACCGTCTGTGCCAGCCGCAAGGAACGTGGTCGTATTTGTTGCTGACTGATACGGCAGAGAACCGGTCGCACCGCCAGCAAGGCTAGTAGCCAAACCAGCGGTTAGCGTAGATTGGGTAGCGTTTTGCCAGCGTGAGTTAGAGTTATTCCAGACAATGACATCGCCGTTGGTCGGGGTCAAAACGTAGACATCCGACAGGTCATTAAGCCTTGGCTCGTAGGTAGGACGCACAAATACGGAACCGTTGGCATCCGCGTAGACCACCGCCGCTACCTGAACCTTGGCGTTCGGCGCAACCGGGATGGTCTTGGTTAGACCGCCAGTAACCGCAGGGTTGTAATAAAGAACGTCCCCGTTAGCCCAAGTCTCGCTAGAGGCTGATCCGGTGGTGTCAAATCCGCGTACCTCACCAAACGATGTCACATAGCCCCAGCCGTTTAGCGCGATGCTCTCAGTCGCTATACCCAAGATGTAGGAACCAGTTGCGGCAGTCAAACCCGTGGCTGGAGCGCCTGTTAAACCGCCCGAAGCGCCCAAGGTTCCGGTAAACATAACCACCTGACCCTTGGTAATCGCACTTGATGCCTTGATGCGGTAGTACAGTTCCTCGCCAACCAAGATGGGGATATTGTTTATGCCAATGACTTCTAAGGTCTGGGAGTTGTCATCGCTATTCCAAGCCAAAGACCCAGCCCCGCCAACTACGCTTGTGGGAGTGACATCAAAGTTGACCTCGTTGACGTTTTGCAACGCACCAGCGTCCGACAGGGTAATCGTAGAGTTCTGAATAACTTTGCCGGTCGTTAGGTCAAACCTTGCAATCGCATTATCCGTGGATGATGCTGGGCCGGTTACGTCACCGTAAGTTGTTGGCGTAGCCCAAGTCGGTACACCGCCCGCAACGGTCAAAACCTGACCCGTAGAGCCGATTCCAACAAAAGTTGTTGCCCCAGCCCCTGTTTGGTACGGAACGCTCCCTGTGGCCCCGCCAGCTAGGTTTGTAGACGTTACCGCGTTGGTTGCATTAGTAGCTGTCGCGGCATTGCCAGAAATTGACCCAACTATCGTTGCGCTGACCGTCAAACCGGACAGGGTTCCTACCTCGGTAATTCCGGTGTAAGAGCCAGAAATCCGCGCAGAATCAATGGTTCCAGAAGTAATTTGGGAGGCCGCAATAGCGATATTTGAGTTGCTTGCGCTTGTAATCTGGCCTTGGGCGTTGACCGCAATCACAGGAACCGCTGAAGCGGAACCATAAGTTGCAGCCGTTACACCCGTGTTATCGATGTTAAACGTGTCACCGGTGGTCAGGGTTAGCCCTGTGCCAGCAAAGTAAACGCCACCAACAGAGAAGTTGTTCCAGTTGACCGCAGTTACCCCAAGAGTGCCTCCGGGTTGTGCGGTGCAATACCAAGCAGATCCAGCTAAACCGCCTTCAGTTACAAACACTAGGGCTGAGATCAGCTCATCCCAAGAATTAGTGTCTGGTGACCGCGTCCAAGGTGTCCCTACGATATAAATACCGTTGTCATAAGTGTCGTTTTGGTTTTTGACTAGTACCCTGTCACCCGCAACTACGGGGACGGTATCGATGGTCTGAGCGCCTGAAAGGGTGATATTTGCAGTTGTAGCCGCAATTACCGGTTGCTTCCAAGAGATTCCCAAGGCAAGGGAGTCAACGTAGAGCTTGGTTGTCAAGTCGTTGTTGCTGACCGGCTGGTTAGTTGCGCTCGCCGTGGTAAACGCACCCGCAGCCGGGGTTGTGACACCAATAGTCGTACTGTTAATCGTACTGTTGGTAATCGTCACCCCGTCCAAATTGGGGTTTACGGGGGCGTAAAACGGTAACCCTGCTGGCCCAATGAACGAAATAATGTCATACGGATAGAGGGGCTCAAAAGTCCCCTGAACCGGAACGATGTTGGTCGTTATGGTCTTGGCGGTCTGGTTAGACATGGTGAATCCTTATTCGGTAGCCACCAACGTAATGTATAAGGTGTTAGTGCCTGATGATATAGCCTTGATGTACAGATCCGGGGCTCCGCAATCAACAATCATTGGGTAAATCATGTTTCCGGGTAGAACTAGCGCCCCAGAGCCACCCGTAGCCGCAATCGCGGGGGTGTCCATGTTTGTTGAGCTCGTGCCAAAAGTTACGCCAGCCTTGCCCGTCCCGGTGTTCAAAAGAGCCACGCGGTAGGCGCGGGTCGGGGTGTTGGGAACGATTTGTAGGGCAGACGATGCCGCAGTTGTTAGATCCAACGCAAAGGTTGCGCTAAGAATTTTGATTTGGTTCATTGGTCACCTCAGATGTTAGTTGTGAAATTATCCTACTTTTAAGCCAATTTCCAATATGTCCTTCAAAGATTTTATTGCCTATGTGACCCATGTTGATTTCTGGGTCTAACCAGACCTGACCGCCTATCTCTCTCCACCGCTTACAGAACGAAAAGTCCTCCCCGTACTTCCACTTCTTTTCAGGGTCGATAAACGATTCGTACAGGGGATAGAACTGGTTGTTAACTGCGGCATCGTGATAAAACGTGTCTGGGTAAGCCTCAATCATCTTGGCTACGCAGTTCTTTGTGATCTTCAGAAAGCCTGTGGGGACGCGATCCACCTCTAAAAGTCCCGTTTCAGGGTCAGCTCTTAGGTATTGACGCTCCTCAATCCAACCCACGTTGAACTTTAGCGGATCAACCCTTGCAGGGTACGCCCCAGCCACAAAGTCTACTGGGTGGTCGATTAGCTTACATAAAGCGCCCGCCTCCCACGCAACGTCTGAGTCGATAAAGACCAGTTCATCGCAGTCGGAGTGGTAGAAATTGGTTGTTATTACGCCTCGGCAGTCGGCAATCATGGCGTTACCTACGTCATCCACGAATGTGAACCGGTCACCACGTTTAATCAGGGTGATGCAGTCCGTCATCAGGGAGCGCATTGTTCCCATGTGAACCACGCCTGTGTAGGCGGGCATTGCCAACATTATGTGCTTCATGCGGTTCCTAAAAATGAGAAAAGCCACCCCTTTTGAGGGCGGCTTCTCCGTAGCTTCAAAACATCTTAGGCGGTAATGCCAATGTTTTTGATTGCGGTGATGATGCTATTGACCGCAGCCGCGATGTCAGCCGTGGAGGCCGTTGTCGAGACTAGCGGGGTAATAGCAGAGGCTTGAACCACAGGGGTCTCGCCGTAAAAACCAACCTCACCTCCAGCGATACCGATGAGAACGCCATCGGCTGCACTACCGTTTAGTAGGTAGTTGGAGGTTTGGGTACTTGCTGGGCCGGGATTTGCCATGATTTAGGTTCCTTTCCTAATTAAGCCGCAACTCGGCAAGCGAGTTCGGGGTAGAGGGGAGCCCAACCGTAGAGAACGTCTAAGCGGGTGGGGATCGAGTCGTTGTTGATCGTGTATTGACGAACAACGCGGATTGAGAGACCCAACTGCTTGTCGCTCGCACGACCGGCAAAGTGAACACCGTCTGGCAACTCAAGGTCGGCAGTCGCTAACGTGAACGCGTTCTTGTGGAACACCAAGTTCTGCGGGCTGACAACACCGGTCTTGTTAAACGGTGTAACAACTGCGGTCGATGATGTTGCGAGAACGGATACGTTTTGGAACTGACCAGCCGTGATGATGGCGGGCGATACGGTCACGGAAGCAGAGCCACCGGAAGTAATCGTCACGTCAGCGGTCACAACAAAGTTACGCAGAACATTACCGCCGTATGGCTGACGGTTCTGTGGGTTGACTGCATACACGCCAGCAATCTGGATGGTATCGCCTTGCTTTAAGCCAGCGTTAGCGGTAGCAGCCGCGATTGTGATCGTGGATGTAGAAGCCCAACCAGTTGTCAGCGAGCCGGTAAAGGTCGTTGTGTTGGTTGAAAGGGTTGCGGTCGAATAAGAACCGTATGTGTGCGACACAATGTTCTGATCCATGTACCAGTTCATACCAATGGTGTCTTTGCCCATCATGCCCTTCTCGTACTGACCAGAGATAGTGCCTTGTGGGTTAAAGAGACCCTTGAGCGAGCCAACGATTGACGCACCGGTAAAGGGGTCAACAACGCAAGAACGCTTGCCATCACGGGGTGAGCCTTCACCGTCCAGATAAGCCTGTGCGGTCAAGAACGTAGCGATGTCAGAAGGTACAACTCCAGCCGTTCCCACCGTGTTAGCGGTGTTGTCGGTAGCCATTGTCGTGCCATCAAAGTCCATTTTGTTGGCGATAGCAGCGATTGCGGGCTTCAGAACGCGGTCAGAGAACATATCCAACGACAGAGCCAGATCCTGTGTGGTGAACTGGGTATCAACGTGGAACTGGGTTGAGAGGGTAACGGGGACGGATGTCTCGTTGAAGTCCTCTACGTTAAGCGCAGGGCCAGTAGTACCGATAAAACGACCGGGACGGCGGACGTTTACGGTGTTACCAATCTTAGCGCCAGTAACCGCAAATTGCTCGTCATAAGAACGGTCAACGCGGGCCGTGAACGTAAGTTCGTTTTCCAAGACCATCAACGCTTCGTTGGTGATCATGGAGATGGTTAGCAAATTATTTGCCATTTTTAATTCTCCAAAAAGGTTAAGGTTGCCCTATTACCGAATCTTCCCAGCAAGGCGAGCATTCTTCCATTGCTCAAAAGTTCCATGCCACACACGATTTGAATCCAAACCGGTGTCCACGGAGCTACTGCTTGCCTTGATAGGCGAAATCGGCGCAGGGGCGTTCGATTTCTTAGCTACAGGTTCCTTTTTGCTAGGAGTCGCAGTTTTCTCAAACTTGGCCTCCAACTTCCCAATCTCACGCAATTGCGCGGTCAATGACTTCTCCGCTAGGGAACGTGCGTAGTCCGGGTTGTCGGCTAGGTAGTAAAGGATTTCAGGCCCAAACTCACTATCGACAATCGATTCACCAACCGGTGCGCTAACTGGTATGTCCCCAGCAGCCGCGATTGTGTCCTCGTAATCCGGTAGATTTGCCTTCGCACTTTCTACGCGCTTTTGGAACTCGACCTGTTTACGGCTCTGTTCTTCTTGCGCCTTGCGAGACATCTCTTGTTCATCACGCTCCCGCAACCGCTTGTCAGTAGTCCACTCAGCCAGAGCTTCAGCATATTCCAGCGCATCATTAAACTGGCTTGGATCGGGTTTAGGGTCTGGATCTGCCGGTGCTGCTTTCGCAGGGTTAGCCTTAGTCTCCAGTTCCTTAATCCGATTCTCCAGTTCTTGACGGGCTTGGCGCTCACGTTCCGCTTCTTGGCGGGCCGCTTCACGCTGCTTAGTCAGTTCTGAAAACCGCTTCTCAAGTTTTGGGTTTTGCTTCTTTTCACCTGTCGCAGCCTCGGTTTCGCTTGGTTCACTCGCCTCGGTCTCAACCACCGGCTCCGCTGGCGCGGCCTCAATGGGAGTTCCATCTGACGCTAAACCTAATTTTGCTAACGAAAACTCAGCTAAATTCTCACTCGTTACAACTGTTGAAGCCTGTTTCCGGGCTTCTTGTGTTGCTTCAGACATGGATTACTCCAAGAATAAACCCAATGAACCCATTGGTAGGTAATTAGTATTACAAACTGTTTCCCAATAGTTGTCAACTATTTGCTATTTGTTGCTCCTGTTGCAAGAACGGGTTCGATGACTGATTGACTTCAGCTTCCGCAAACGCGGCTACTTGAGCCTGTTCCGCATCCTTCTCGGCTATGACCTGACGTAGCTCGCTAGTATCCATCCGCTTTAAGAGCATCTTGGTGACCGCATCGAGCTCGGCCTTGTTCTGATTGGCCTGAGAGTTAAGAATCTGCTGGTTGACCTTGGCCTCGTTGATGGTGTCGGTGTTGTACGCCCGCGAGGTGACATCCATGAGCTTACGCTTGGTCTCGCCCTCTTGTTTCATCATCTCAACGTCACTTCGGTACTGCTTCTCAAGCTCCATAGCCGCAATCATCTGTTGCATATCGGCAATCTGCTTTTGAGCTTGCATGAGTTGCATCTGGATCTGTGGCGGGATCTCGGACTTCTCGTCAATCTGGGCCAACGGGTTGTTAGCCGCCAGACGGTCTGCAATGACCTCCGCACCCGGAAAGTCCATGTTGCGGAACACCAAGTCACCCGCAAGGTTAAAGAGTTCCTGATTGGTAGAGATCATGGGCATCATGGCCTCGACCGCCTCCTGACGCTTGCTTTGGTAGCCGGGGCCGGTGTCCATGTAGACATCGTATTCGCCCACGGTTACGTCATTAAGAACCTTTTCCACGCCCATCTCGTCCTGAGTCC